TGATACAAATAAAGACGTAGCCGCAACAGTTGGTTTTAAAATGGTTAGCAGTATAGAAGAAGTGTGTAAAAACAAACATTTAATCTTTATAGCCGTACCTACCCCACATCACCCAGACTATGACGGACGTTATCCTACTTCTCATTTAGAGAATAGAGATTTTGACTACGGTATAGTAAAAGAAGTTTTAACAAAAGTAAATAAATATACTACTGAAAACCAGCTTGTAGTTTTAATATCTACCGTATTACCAGGAACTATTAGACGAGAGTTTATCCCGTTAATTACTAACCCTAGATTCATATATAATCCATATCTTATAGCCATGGGGACAGTTAAGTACGATATGGTTAATCCTGAGATGATTATTATAGGAACAGAAGATGGAACAGAAACAGGTGATGCTAAGTTGCTTGTTGATTTCTATAATACCTTTGTTAATCCATCTACTAGAGTTGAAATAGGAACATGGGATGAAGCTGAATCTATAAAGATCTTCTACAATACATTTATATCGACTAAAGTAGCTCTTGTTAATATGATACAAGATGTAGCTGAAAGAAACGGAAATATAAACACAGATGTTGTAACAGGAGCTTTAGAAAGAAGTACAAAGAGGATATTAGGACCTGCTTACATGAAAGCCGGAATGGGAGACGGTGGAGGCTGTCACCCCCGTGATAATATAGCATTAAGATTTTTAGCTCAAAAGTTAAGATTAGGTTACGACTTGTTTGACTCTATTATGAAAGCTAGAGAAGTACAGGCAAAAAATTTAGCAAATAAGTTGGTTCTTTACGCTAAACTTCATAAATTACCTGTAGTTATTTTAGGTAAATCCTATAAACCAGGAGTTCCTTTTGAAGATGGGTCTTCCTCCGTACTAGTAGGACATTATGTAGAAGAACAAGGTTATAAGGTTTTATACGATATTGAAGAACCTACAGAGGGGATTTACCTACTTGCTCATTATAAAAAACACCATGATTTTGACTTTCCTAAAGGCTCTGTTATAGTTGATCCTTGGAGAGAATATACATCAAATGTAAACAGAGTTATACACTACGGTAATACCAGATTCTTAAATGGCTAAAGCAGTTATAATATCAGGACTTCTAACTAACTTTTCAGATAACTTTATAAAATTTATAGAAGATTTAGATGAAGAAGTTCATACATATGTAAGTACTTGGAACACCCCAGAAAATTTAAGATGGGTTAATAAGTTGATGAGACATCAACATAAGACGAGAATTACAATTAATATGGAAGTTCCGATGTACGAAGAGAAGAAGTACCTAATACTACACTCTACGTACCAAGCCGCAAATTTAATATACGATCTCCACGACTATTCTACTATTATTAAATTTAAACCAGATTTAGAGATAGACCGTATATATTATAATAAGAATGTAGAACAGTATTTTATGGAAGCTGCTATACATGCACATCCGTTATTAGACGGTAAAAAGAAAGAAGAGTTCCTTTATGGAAGATACCTATATAAGACATTAGATGAGAGAATGTTTACTGCTTACCCAGAAGGTATAGAAAAGTTATTTAAAAGAAGCTATTCTGATTTTTTTGATGATATTTATGCACTTGATTCTTATCTCAAAAAAAAATATACAGAAAACTACGAAGGGAGCATCCTTTGGACTAATTATATAAAAGAAAGAAAGCTAGGAATTATACAAGACCTAACTCTTAAATTACCAAATTGTAAAAACTAAAAGTTATAAAAATGTCACAAGAACAAAAGCTACAACAAGAAGAGATAGACAGTGTTAAGATGATACAGTCTCAAAGAATTAAATTAAACGAAGAGTTGGCAGCAATTTCTTTAGCTGAATTTGAGTTAAAGACTCGTAAACAAGCAGCAGAAAATTTTTATAATTCTTTGAAAGAAGCAGAGAAATCCATCGCATCAGATTTGCAAATTAAATACGGATTCCAAAAAGTTAATCTTAATTTAGAAACAGGAGAGATAACTGAAGCTTAAAAAATAATGAGTAGAGTGTTTCAGCTGAATACACCTATTTATATACGTAGTTAAATTAAATCTTTTGAAAAGGGTTTCGAATTTATTAAGATATTTATTTTAGAACCCAACTAACAAATAATAGAGACATGGCAGAAACATTAATTTCACCAGGTGTATTAACGAGAGAAAATGATATTTCGTTTATCCAACCACAAGCGGCTGCAGTAGGTGCAGCGTTTATTGGTCCAACAGTAAAAGGCCCGGTAGAACAACCTACAGTAGTAACTTCTTACGGACAGTATCAAAGATTATTTGGAACCACAATTCAATCTGGTTCTAATTCTTATGAATACTTAACATCAATTGCAGTAAAAAGCTACTTTGAACAAGGAGGAAACACAGCATTAGTTACTAGAGTAGTATCTGGCTCTTATTCAGCAGCAGAAAACACTACAGTACTAACAGTAGGTGGAGCAGTTACAAATCCTTTTAAATTAGAAACATTAGGAAAAGGTACTATCTACAACAACGCTACTGGATCTGCTCATACAACAGCAGCTCATAATGCAGATGGTTCAATCGCTTTAGGTAAAGCTGATAATATCAGATTCGAAATTACAAACGTTAATGACGATAACGGTACATTCTCATTGTTAGTACGTAGAGGTGATGATAGTAGAAAGAATAAGATTATCTTAGAAACTTTCAACGACTTATCTTTAGATCCAAACTCAGAAAACTATATTGAAAGAGTAATCGGTAACCAATCTGTTTCTAAAACAGTTGAAGGTTCAGAAGTATTCGTTACAGCAACAGGAGAGTATGCTAACAAATCTAATTACATTAGAGTAGCATCAGTAAACCATCCTACGCTTAACTACTTAGCTAACGACGGCGTAACAGTTAACAATAACTACGACGATATATTACCAGTTGCTCAGTCAGGTTCATTCTATAATGCAACCGGAACAGCTTTCCCAACAGGAAAAGTAGCTAAGTTCTTTAAGAATATAAGCAATACAGATACACAAGGATTGGTAGCTAGCAACTATGCAGATGCTATTTCAATCTTAAGTAATAAAGACGAGTATCAATTTAACATTGTTACTGCTCCAGGTCTTGTTTACGACTTCGGTACACATAAGACACAATTAGATTCTATCATCTCATTAGTAGAAGGTAGAGGAGATGCAATCGCAGTAGTAGATTTAGAGCAATACGGCGCAACAGTATCAAACGTAACAGCAGCAGCTGGTACAGTAAACTCTTCTTATGCAGCAGCTTACTGGCCTTGGCTACAAACACAATCTGCTACAGGTAAAAACGAATGGGTTCCTGCTTCAACAGTTATCCCAGGTGTATATGCCTTCACAGATAGTGCAGCTGCTCCATGGTTTGCTCCAGCAGGTTTAGTTAAAGGAGGTATTCCTAACGTAATCCAAGCAGAGCGTAAAGTTAGCCGTGAGCAACGTGATTTATTATATCGTGCTAATGTTAACCCAATTGCTACATTCCCTGGACAAGGTATTGCAGTATACGGTCAGAAGACTTTACAGAAGAAAGCTTCAGCTTTAGATAGAGTAAACGTTCGTCGTTTATTAATCGAATTGAAACGCTTCATCGGTGGTCAAGCAAATAACTTAGTATTCGAACAAAATACAATCGCTACAAGAAACAAATTCTTAGCAATCGTTAACCCTTACTTAGAATCAGTAGTTCAACGTCAAGGTTTATATGCTTACAGAGTTGTAATGGATGACTCTAACAACACAGCTGATATCGTAGACAGAAATCAGATCGTTGGTCAGATCTTTATCCAACCAGCTAAGACTGCAGAATTCGTAGTACTTGACTTCACAATTGAACCAACAGGTGCAACGTTTGTAGCATAATTAAAATAATTGATATTTATATAAAACAGATAATAAAATGGCAGTATTAGATTCTAACGAAATTATGTTCAGAGCCTTCGAACCGAAGGTACAGAATAGATTTATCCTATACAGTGACGCTATACCATCATTCATGGTTAAGGCGGTTACTGCACCATCTTTCACAGATGAGGAGATCAAATTAGATCACATCAACTCTTATAGAAAGATTCGTGGGAAAAGAAACTGGGAAAACATGGATATGACATTGTACGATCCAATTAACCCATCAGGCGCTCAAGCAGTAATGGACTGGGCTCGTCAATCATACGAATCAGTAACCGGTAGAGCTGGTTATTCAGATTTCTACAAAAAAGATTTGACTTTGAATCTTTTAGGACCAGTAGGTGATATCGTATCAGAGTGGATCGTTAAAGGAGCATTTATCGTAAACATGGCCCAAGGTTCTTTGGACTGGTCAACTAGCGATGGTGTTGAATTAACAATCACTGTAGCGATGGACTACTGCGTACTTAACTACTAATCTGCCTGAAATATATAAAAAAAGAACCCGGAGAACTATTTCCGGGTTTTTTGTTGTTTGCAAAAGTTATTTTTCATATATTTATATGAAATAACGTTATTTAAAATAAAATTTATGGAACAAGCACAAAAATTCCCTACAGAAATTGTAGACCTACCTTCTAAAGGGTTACTTTACCCGGCAGAACATCCACTAGCATCAGGTACAGTAGAAATGAAGTACATGACCGCTAAAGAGGAAGACATCTTAACAAACCAAGGCTTTATTGAAAGAGGAGTAGTAATCGACAAGTTATTACAGTCTTTGATTGTAACCAAGTTTAACTATGATGATCTTTTAGTAGGAGACAAGAATGCTATCTTAATCGCAGCAAGAGTACTAGGGTACGGTAAAGACTACGAATTTAATTACCAAGGTAAACCTGAAAATGTAGATTTATCTTTAATTGAGAATAAAGTTTTCGATGAAAGCTTATTCCAAGATAGAAAGAACGAATTTGCTTTCGAATTACCATCTACAGGTAATCAAATCACCTTTAAGCTACTTACTCACGGTGATGAGCAAAAGATCCAACAAGAGATAAAAGGTCTTAAAAAGATTCATAAAGATTCTTCTCCAGACTTATCAACTAGGTTGAAGCACATGATTCTTTCTGTAAATGGTGCTACTGACTCTAAGAGTATTAGAGATTTCGTAGATAACCACTTCTTAGCAAGAGATTCTCGTGCATTCAGAAAACATATTGGAGATTTCCAACCAGATGTAGATTTACGTTTCTACCCAGAAAATGGACCAGATGGAGGGGTTGACATTCCAATCGGAGT